ACCGCTTCTGTCAGCATTTTCAGACTCTGATATATCATCTTGGTAGCATTGGCTTTGCCGAAAAAATCAATCACAGTATCAAAGACCTTTTCCACATCCGTGTCTTCATCTTCTATAAAGGCATACAGGATCTTCTCGGTGAGCCTTGGTGTCATGCCCTTATTGGCAAGCATCAAGACTTCACACAATGCTTCAAGATCCCTGTCCATGACCTGCGCCATGATATACTTTGCGCCTACGTTCACGGAATAGTTAGAATCTGGTACTTTCTCTGTGGCTTTGGCATTTATCGCTTTCAGAAAACCCATGCCGAATACAAATTCGTAAGGCTGTCCGTCTATCGTGAGTTCAAATTTCATTGTGTCCTCTCTTTCTTATGCACAAAAGAGGGGAGTGATTTAACACTCCCCATGTTTGTTATTAGCCTTTCGGTGTGTCAACAAATGTGTACTGCCCATCATCCTGCTGTGAATTTGGTACAGTTACATTGCCATCTGCGCCCTTGCCATTGATGGCAAAGGTCATTGACACTTCTACATTCCCATCAGCAGGGGAAGATGTTGAGAAATCCGAAAGATAAGCTTGATAATATGTACCCTCGAACTTGCCTGTCTGACCTGTTACAGGCTTCTCAAGGTTGGCTTCCCATACCTCAACAAGGCTACCACTAAGGATAGCACCCTTGAGTTTCGGAAGCATTTCATCGTCTGTAGCCATAAGGCTTGTGCAGGTCTTCTCAAGTTCAGCCACAGAAGCACCTCTTACAGAACCATCCTTGGTGGCTGTGGCATCTGCATCTGCGGAGATCGACAGTTCATCCTCTGTGGTGAAAGCGATCCTTACCGCATCCTCGGTGCTTGCTTCACTTGCAAGCCTGTACAGGTATACAAGATTCTTTCCTGTTACTGCGCTCATATTGATTCCTTTCTTGAGTAGTTATATCTGATTGAGTTCCACCCATGCATCAAAGGTGGAGTAGTTGTGTTATCTGCTAATATCTGTTGTTCAGATTCAGCACGAATAAGTGACCATTTGTAATTCGTTGTTTCTTTCAGATTACCGGCTACAGTTAGTACATTAGACATCATATCGGACACAACCCCCCTCTGTTTAGGGTTATCATGCCATATATGTATGATGATCGTTACATAGCCGAAATCCTGTGATTTAGAAGCACCAAGCTGTTGCCTTGTGTCTGCCAGATAGTAAAAGGGATAGGGAGTGCCTGTAGGTGGCAACATACCATCATAAGCCTGTAATTGCGTTTTAAAGTAGGAAAACAGTTCCTGTTGTGCTTGCATATTATTTCTCCGTTACTTTATCCAGATCGCCTAAAAACTGCGGTCTGACTTTCTCCAAAGATGGGTCAAGGATAGGCTCTGCGCTCATGTACCTTGTGCCATATTCTGTGTAAGGGTTATAGTTCATTGTTGCGCCCACGGCTACAGTTAATCCACCATCCCTTGCTTCGGCATTGATGGATGATGCCGTATCGCCTGTGCTATAACCTTTCACATAGGCTCTTGTGGTCTGCTCTTTCATGTAGCGTGCAAGTCTTTGTCCGTTTACAGATATGATCCGCTTCACATCGTCCATAGTGACATTGGACTTTAACGCTTTCACTAATTCGGCATCCCCTTTGATGGTCACACTTGGCTTGCTCATATCCTTGACAGTACAAACACATCTTTGACCCTTTTCGGTGACCTGTAATCTACCCTGTACGCTTTACCGCCTATGATGATCTCATCGTATTCCCCTGTGAAGTGGTTCTGAAGTCTTGCAGTTATAGAATCCTGTCTGACTCCACCATAAACAAGTGTCATCATCTGCTCTGTTGTGGCATCCACACTCGCATAGCGCACAGCTTCACTCAAAACGCTTGTAGTGTAGTTGCCTGTTGAAGCATCATAGACATCTGCATATTTAACGAATTTCACAGGTGTATCGAATCTCATATGAATTTAAGCCTACCGCTATACTTCAAGTCTTCCTGTTGTGCGACCCACGCATTGATCTCGGCAAGGTATGGCTTAAAGTCATCCTCACTATTCCATGTCATGGATTCGCCCTGTACGTTGTGACTTGATAATCTTTCACTACCTATCCTGTTGTATCTGACTATCGACACCTCAACCACGATGTACTGAAGTTCAGCAGGGACAGCATCGACTCCCAATCTTAACAGGAGTCTTTGCTGTGTGCTTTCTATGATGTAGTTGAGTTGTGCTTCTAATTCTTCGCTTGGGTCACTTATTCCTAACATAGTTAGGACTTTCTCAAACATGGGTCACCCCACTTTCTGCTATGCTCCGATTGTTCCCTTGATGACTCCACTTGCTACCTCTGGGAAGAATCTGACACCTGTCATCAGCAGGCTCTGGATGGATGCTCTCTCAAGGACTCTGCCGTGAGTGATTCCGACCATGCCTGTTTCATCCGTTTCAAGTTCAAATTCCTGTCCTACGCTACCATTAGCCGGTACATAGTAGCCACGCAGATTTTCCTGCGCTGTTGAGAATACCTTACCTGCGGTTACGCTGGCATCCATGATAACTGTGCCAAGACCAAGGAAGTCTTCAACATAAGTGAAGCCGAAAGCGTTCTGTGTGCTGATCTGTGCAGTTCCCAGATAGGTTGCAACATCAAGAGGGTTTACAAAGTGGACAGGTGCTACATCACCATAATCTTTGTAGAATACCTGCATTGCGCCCCAATTGTTGGCAAGCTGTGTCTGAAGATTTGAACCTGCGGTAGCTGTGCCTGTGCCGGTGTTGAGTGCTGTGAAGAAGTCTGACTTGATGTCACCTCTTACTGCGCCTACAAGCGCACGGTCTGTGTCATAGATAGCTTTCTCTCTGCCGACTTTCTGGATGGACTCGGCTGTGACAAGCTTTCTGTACTTCTTGAGTGTCATGGTAATAGGTGTTCCCTCTGCAAGAGTTACCTTTGTCAGAGGAATTTCGTCACCCTCTGCTACCTGTGCAGGAATAGTTCCTACTGTGGTGGAGTAGATCTTGATAGTGTTACCCTCGGCAACCGGCTGAAGATCCGTTACACCAAGGAGTTCCATAAGGGATGAAATGTTCTTTTCAAGATTGTTTACAAGGTCAATTGAAATAGCCGGTGCTACGTCTGTTGATACTGTTGTGTTGGTAATTACAGCCATTGTTATTTTTCCTTTCTGAATAAGTCAAGATTCTCTTCTATGGCTTTAAGTCTTTTCTTGTCATCCTTGATAGCCATGATTTCGTCTTTTGTAAGAGCAGATGTACCGCCTTTCTTCGGTGCGCCACCGCTCACTTTAAGTTTGAAGTAATCATTGAAAAAAGCCACAAAGCCTTTGACCGCTTCGGAAGTAGCTTCTGCCGTGTCTTTCACAAGCGCATCCACCAATCCATCCTGTGGCACTACATCAAGTGCCTGTGTCAGCATCGTCTTGGCGGTCTTGGCAAGTTCTGCGTGTGCTTTCTCTGCTCGGAGTTCATCTAACTCTTTCTGCAAGGCATCACGCTCATACTTGGCTTTCTCTTCTGCGTTCATCTGTTCAAGCCGTTTGGCTTCTTCTACTTTGCGGTCTTGTTCTTTCTGCCATTTAGCAAATCTTTTGTTAATGATCTCATCCACCTCTTTATCGGTGTATGTCCTTGTCTGTGGTTCTTTTGCTTTGGCAGGTTCTTCTTTGATCTCTTCTACATTCTGCTCTACGTTCATCTGCTCGTTATCGTTCATGTTGTGTCCTTTCTTTTAAGTTGTAAGCTAAACTACCCATAGCTTTTAAAGTGTTCAAGGCTTGCACTATTCTCCATAGCTTTTAATGTCTTCAATGCTTGGACAAATAAAAAAACCGCATCAGCGGTTCTTGTACCATTGTTTCTGTTGGGCAGGTGTCATCTTGTTCCATTCGGATGTGCTACCGCCATTGTTGAGCCATTCAAGCCACATATCATATTCTGATTCATCAACATAAGGTGCTGTGGTGCAATGGCATCTTGGGTGCATTGGTGGTAAAGGATGGTCTTCATTGGCTATTTCTGCACCCTCAACAGGATAATCCTTACCATCTAATGCTCGGCATATAGGACAGGCATTGGGGTTAACAGCAAGGTAGACATATCGCTTTACCCCACTCTCTTTATAGGAATCCATAGCCACATCCGTTTGGACTCTCCGTAACTCTGTGACCATCAGCCTGTGGGCATCTGACATTGACACATCATATTCTTTCTTGATGCGCCTTGCCATCTCCCTTGAGCCAATACCTGCTATCAGACCCCTTTGGAGTTCTACGGATATCATTGACCTTAATCTGTCTTGGTGTGACCAGATCCTGTCCGAATATGTAGCATTGAAGAATGAAGCGTTTACTATGTTCTCTGCTCGTTTGGTTGTATCAGCTACACTAACTGTTTCACCAAGGATACCTGCCTGTCTTTCTATCTCTTCCCTTGTGCGGTCTGTTATGACCTTTTCATAGTATTCATCTAACTCATTGATGCCATCTACCAAGTGAAGACCTATCCTTGCCTTGAGCATCTCAAGCCGATTGATCTTCATGGTGGCATTGTATAAGCGCATTTCCGCA